AAGGATCTGAAGTTCTTTTTATTTCTGGCAGGCATTCGATCTTGTTTTCTCAAACCATGCCTCCAAATCCCATTTTTTTTCTTTTTGCAAATGTTGCAACGTTTGTTGGTTTACCACCAACACCTTGTGCCACTGCTCTTTTTCTTTTTACTGCTGATCGTCTTTGTCCTTCTGTCATACGTCTTGCTTTTGCAAGTGGGACACATTTTGGATACTTACGTTTTGCATCTGCTTTCTGTTTTGATCTTCCACACTTTGAGAAAGAACCATCTTTCTTTTTGCTACCAATGTCTACCCATTGTTGCTTGAACCATTTATCAAGTCCGTTTTTTGCCATGACATTAATATATCTTGGTTACTTTTTTTCTAGCTACTGCACCACATCCTCTAGCTATAAAACCACCTTCTTTCAAACCTTGTCTTTTTAATCTTGCAGTTGCTTCCATTAATCCACCTTCAGCTTTGCTGCCTCTAAAATCTTTTCTTTTTAGTCCAGAGGGATCTTTGATCTTACCCGCACAGATTTTGCTAGCATATGCATTAGCGTATGCACTGGGATATACCTTAAATTTTCTTTTCGCTGCTGCTTTACCTCTAGGACAAAGTTTTGTCATTAAGACCTCGCTGTTTGTTTTGCACGTTTAAAGTCAGATGCTTTTGGTGCACCCTTTGCACCTTTCTTTCGCATCTTACCGCCACGTTTTCTTTTAGCGTGAATATTTGCGTACAAACCTTTTCCCGCCATTATTTTTTCTTAGCCATTTTCTTTTTCATGAAAGCTTTAAGACCTGGATTTAATTTTGCTAATCCACCTTTTTTCATAGCAGCTTTTCCAAGATCTTTTGCACCCTTACCATCAGCAGCAAAGAACGGAACTTTTTTTCCACCCTTCATTACCATTTTAAGTTTGCCACCTTCTTTCATCATAGGTCGCTTCATCATCATTCCGCCACCCATTTTTTTAGCTCGTCCACCCATTTTGTATCCTTTAGGTGTTACTTGTTTATTAAATCTATTATTTGGCATTATTTTTTTCCTCCGTTTCTAAATATTTGCGTTCCCTTTATACCATAAATGCTCGCAACCACAAGGATCCAAAGATTTGTGAACCATGACGGGAGCTGCGAGAACATCTCGAAAAATAATTTTACTTTGTCCATAGCGGTTGGGTCGTCTGATATAACTGCATATGCAAGCACCAACACGGGCAAACTAAGAATTATCAAAACTGCCTCGTCCTTCCAGTCTGATTGTCGGGCTTCTAACAATTTACCCTGGTATTGCTCCTCACCACGGGCCATTTTTTCTGCATGCATTAGTTGTGCATCAGACATTGCCATCTTCGTTCTCTGCTTGTTAGCGTAAATCTTACTTCCTGCAGAGACGGCTAATTTTATCGCCGACAACCACATAAATTAGTACGCCTTAGAGTTTCTTTTCTTTTCTGGTAACATTCTTTTCTGACCGCCAACTGGCATTTCAGGTTTTCCTGTACCAATGTAGTTAAAAGCTTGGTCAGCAGTAGTCTTAGATCTAGGATCTACTTCAATACTCTGCTCTGCAACCTTAACTTCTTTGATTTTATCAAGTTTTTGCATTTATGCTCCTTTTTTTACCCCTTTTATAACACCTTTATTCTTAGATGCATAGAATATCTTTTCACCCTTCTTTTTTCCGTACTGTTTCTTCATAGATTTCATAATTTTTTTACCTTTTTTGTTTAATGGCATTAATTATCCTCTATCATAACTTGTGCTTGGTTAATTCCTGACTTTGCAAGGCTAACTCCAGCTCTTAATTTTGATAAATCTTCGTTCTGTTCCAGTTTATCTTCAAAATTTTCTCTTGCTTGTAGCAATCTTGCTCTTGCAAGTTCTTGTTGAGCCTCATCGTTCTGTTTTTTACGCTCATTTTCCATAGCACGTAGGTCAACTTCACGTGATTTTAGTTTTAATAAAGGATCAGAGTCAAACTGAGAGGTAATTTTCTTCTCTTCTTGCATGTAATCGCCTGTCATTTCAGCAACCAACACTGCTTTTCTAGCTTCTATCTCTTGAACTATCTGTTGTAGCATCTGTGCAGATTGTGGATTTGTTGGAGCTTGTTGTTGTAGTGTTTGTATTTGCATCATTTGCTCTCTAAACTCTAATTGTACTTGTTCTTGTGCCATTAAACTTATGTGTTCTAAAATATTTTTTTGTATAGCAGCCATAATTACAGGATTATTTCTAACCATATTCGTTGACATAAAATTTAAATGCGCTGTGATATGTGCTCTGTGATCTTGACCAGGAAAAGCTTGAAAAGGTTTACCAGCCATCGCATTAATATGTTCCATACTTGGATCCATCGGCTGTATTGGTGCAGGTGGTGGTAATATTTGATTGATATCTTTAACACCGATTGCTTCATACATTTTTCGATACGCATTATACAAGTTATGTATCTGTGGATTTGATTGCGCTAATTGTAATTCTGTTTGCGCCATCGATATTCTTTGTGTTTGTGAAAATATATTTGGATCTGCAACAGGAACAATATCTATTCTATCATCAAAATCTATTTGTTTAATGGTTCTTGCTCCACCAACCACATCGTATGGATACTCTGGTGGTAAGTATTGTGCAATAACTGTTCCAAGTAATTTAAATTCTTTTTTCATAGCAGCGTACAATCGTTTATGGATTGCACTCATGACTCTTGAACCACGTTCCAATAATGCAATTGTTGTGCCAACAGCTGCTGCTTGATTACCATCACCCACTTGCATATCAGCAATAGCAGCGAATCTTTGACCAGCGCCCACGACTATGCCCATTAATTGTAATAAAGTTGCTGATGGTTCTTTGTAAGGTAAAGGGAAGAATGCATCACGTAATGATCCACCTGGTGCATCTACATCTTTAAATTCACCTGGTTGAATAGGAGACGCTTCATCCCTAACTCTTACACCTCTCTGTTTAAATCCTGCTGGAAGATTTGAGAGAGTTCCCGCATCTAATAATTGACGGAGAGCAGCCGTTGCAGTTCTGCTCAATCCGCCAATCATGTGGATTAATCCAAAGCCATAAAATCCTAAACCAGGGAGAAACTTAAAATGAACAAAGTATTGGATTTTATTTTTCTTTAGATCATCAGGCGCATAGTTACGTCTGATTGATAAAACTTTTCTTGATCCTTCTTCAACAGTTACAATGTATGGAAGCTTGATTCCTGTTGGTTGATTTTCACCATCAATGTCTTCAAAGCCCTCTAAATCTAAATTAACATGACACTCTAAAACTGTATAGACAGGTTCTTGTTTACCTGATTTTTTACTTCCAGAAAGTTCTCTTTCTTTTTTAGTTAACTCATCGTTAGTATCGACACCTGGTGGCCCTAACTCTACATCAGAATAAAAACCATTAACTTGTTGTTTTCTTAAATCGTTTTCTGAAACTTTTAAAGAGTGGATGATTGCTTCCGCATCGTCTAATGAGGTAGCCGTATACGGAACAATCAAATCCTCGGCAGGTATAAATTTACTTACCGCTCTTCCTAATAACTGGTCATAATAAACTTTTTTAAAAGTTGAACCAGCTAAAGGTAAATGAAATAACATTTGATCAAACTCAGGTTCGTATTCTTGCATTTGATCCATTAAAATATAATTCATGTAATCTTTAACACGAGTCGCTTGTTGTTGAACTGGTGGTGAATCTACACCAATTATATCTGTTCTAACTGGACCTTCTGCAGGTAATAATTCTTTGTAAGCTTGTGCTTGAAACTGTGTAACTGCTTCAGCTAAAACTGGGTGTGTTGCACCTGAAGCTCCTTGAAATGGTTCAGTTCTATTTTCATATTTAAATCCTAATAAATCTAAACCTTGTATGTAAGATTGTTCCCAATCTTTTCTTGAAGATTTATAATCCATGTAGTTTTGCACCATCTCATTACCCAATGGTTCTAAAACATCTTCTGGTAATATATCTGCTAGATTATCAAAATGGTTTTCAGTTCCAGGAATATTAATTGCACCTGGTTCAAAGTCAATCGTTGCACCACCATCTTCTTCAGGTACAACCTCAACAGGACCTTTTTCTTCTACTACTTCTTCTTCAACAACTTCTTCAGCGGGTACTTCAACTTGCGTTCTAAGCTCGTTAGGAAGCGACTTGTCTATATCTGCCATTTAAATTTCTCCAATCTTAGGTTTTAACTTGTTTTAAAGGAATATTCAACCCTTGTGGATTAGGACCTCGTTTTGGCGGTGGGCCAGACTTTACACCTCCAGATCCAAGTGGCTTGTCTATCATACCACCATCTTTCATTCCTTCAGCTCTCATTTCTGCCAATACTAACTGTATTGCTGATAGCTCTGACATGTTACCTAAATTTTCAAACACACGTCTTTCAAATTCTTTTTTCTTTGAGGCACTAAAATTTTTTGAATACTTATCTGTAAGTTCTGACATCAGTAATACACTCTCTGTTTTTGTTCTTTGATCTCATCCACATAATCTTCTGGGTGAGAGATTAATCCACCTTGCCTAAATCTCATGATGGCTTGTGTTGTTGAGTCCACAAGATCGTCATGATCCCCGTATGGAAAGGCAGCGCATTCTTCTATCACTTCCTCTGCAAACTTCTGATTAGGAGCCCATATCATACCAGATTCAAACAAAGGTGCAACAGCATTTACACGAGCGTGCTTGTCGTTTCCTTTGCTGGGTGTAAAGTTTGTGACAGGTATATCCATCTTTCTAAGTTCGTAGGTCAAAGGTAGACCTGATGCTTTTGCTTCAATAATGACTGTTTCAGGATTCCAATATTTATATTGCTCTAA